TGGTAAAGATTGAGATCAACAATGCGTTCTACCGACTGGAAGCGGCTATTGCCGAATATACGAAAAGAAAGAATTCTGAAAAAGAAGAAATCCCAATGTCATGAAAGCAGATGTGAAAGATATCAAGACAGCATTTTCAGACTTGCGGACAGCCGTGCTGATGATACAAGTTGATAAGCATTGTCTGTCTGCAATGCCTGATACCACCAAACCGCTTACATTGGAAATCAAGGTCAAACGAAAAAAGAGATCTCTATCAGCAAATGCACTGATGTGGGAACTTTGCGAGAAAATCTCTGAAAAGACTGGGATTTATAAAAACGATGTATACCGGGAAGCTATTTTAAACGCAGGACACTTCTCTACTGTCCGAGTAATGATGAAAGCCGCTGCCCGCCTGATAAACGATTGGGAACGCAACGGTGTTGGATGGATAGCTGTGCCGCTGGGTGATGACGGTGAATGGGTGGATATACAGCTTTATGCTGGTTCATCCGGTTATGACTCTAAGCAGATGAGCCGGATAATTGATTATCTATTTGATGCGTGCCATGAGCTTAATATCGACACTATATCACAAGCAGAGCGGGAAAGGTTGGAAAACGAATGGAAATAAAAAAACATACCCCGCTTAGATTATCTGACCGTGGATATAAAAGAATGTGTGGATTAGTGGATAAACGTGACGGGCATAAATGCATTATTTGCGAATGCCCGGACGTACAGCACCATCATGTCATTTACCGATCACAAGGCGGATCAGATACGCTGTGGAACCTAATATGCCTTTGCCCTGATTGCCATAGCAGATATGCGCATGGCATAGATAAAGAGGACTGGCAAGTTAAATTTATCAGCTATCTGAATTCTAAGGAGTGTAAGGAGTTTGAGCATAAGGTGAAGAAAAAAGTGGAGTACATCTATAAATGCTGTATGAAAAGAGGTGATAAGAATTGGCTGAAAAAAGAATGATGTCGAAATCCATTATAGAAACAGATAAATTTATGGATATGCCGATGTCCGCCCAGTGCTTATACTTCCACTTATTATTGAGGGCAGACGATGACGGGTTTATCGTTTCCCCTAAAAGAACCATGAGAAGTATTGGCTGTACCGACGATGATATGAAAATCCTGATAGCAAAAAGCTATGTATTGGCCTTTGAATCAGGTGTAATCGTCGTAAAGCATTGGAGAATTCATAATTATGTCAAACGTGACCGGTATAAACAATCTTCTATCCCAGAATCAAAACTTATAATGTTGGACGAGAACAGAGAGTACCAATATTTGGAACCAAAACGGAACCAAAGTGGAACCAGTTTGGAACCAAAACGGAACCAAAGTGGAACCAGTTTGGAACCAAAACGGAGTAAAGAAGAACATGAAGGCCATTCAGGAGATCATGAAGAATACGATAAAATCAATACTTCCAATGGTGCGGAGCCAAACTGGAACCAAAATGGAACCCAAATGGAACCAAAATGGTTCCACAGATTAGATAAGATTAGATTAGATAAGATAAGAGGAGAAGAGATAAGAAAAGATAAGAAAGAAAAACAATCTGTTTCATTGAAAACCATCATTGAAGAATTTGCTGGAAAGAATTCTATGTTGTTTGAAGCTGTTAAAGATTGGATTGAAATGAGGAAGACAATCAAAGCACCTCTCACAGCGAGAGCCGCTTCTATGTCCTTTAAACGGTTATGTGAACTTTCCCATGGCAATGAGTCTATGATGATTGAAATCCTAAATCAATCGACGCTTAACTGCTGGAAGGGGCTATTTCCTTTAAAGAACCCATCCGGCTTACAGGATCAAAAAAGCAAGATACAAAAAACAGCGGAAATGTTTGAAAGGATGAATGCAGAGAATGGAACTGACAAAAACTCAGAAGGCGTTATCCCTGCTGACTGGGATATATGACAGATTTACAGAAGAAAGAGCAGGACTATATGCACAGTTCCTTGGTGATATTCCTGATGAAGTTCTAACTGCCGCCATTAAATCTTTGATTTTGACGAGCAAATTCCCGCCAACGATTGCGGAAATCCGTGAAGAAGCTGAAAGGATTTACAGGATAGCAAGCGGGAAACAGATCCCAACTGCAGGAGAAGCATGGAATGAAGCATTAAAGGCAGTGCGGGAATATGGATATTACCAAAAACCTAAATTCAGTAGCCCGCTGATTGAAGAGGCTGTCCGCCGTTTTGGATGGGAAGAACTTAACATGCAACCGATGAATACTATCGGTGTGGCAAGAGGTCAGTTTATGAAAATCTATGATTCGCTGGCATCTGAGAGACGGGAAACAAAGCGAATTGAAGCATTGATTGGAAATGAAAGAGTGAACCGATTAATTAGCGATACGGCAAAGGGTAAAATGCTCAATCAAGGAAAGGCGGATAGGAAATGAACACAGTTGCACTCATGGGAACCCTTGTGACAGACGGTAAGGTTTATCTGCGAAAAGATAATGTGAAAAGCCCATCAAATATGGTTTTATTTGCTATACAAATGAAATCAGTACGTGAAAAATACCATACAGAAAGTCCGAAAGACGGAATAGTATATTGTGCATGCTTCCAAAGCCAGTGCAATGAAACACTACTGAAAACAGGGAATGTGGTTTTCGTCCAAGGTTCGCTTACCTGCAGAGTTTTTCTTGATGAAGAAGGACAATGGTATAAGGGATTAGGTGTATGGGCAACGAACGTTACGATTTATGAGAGAAAGGAGAACGAAGATGATAATTAGCGGGCGTTTAAGACGTGAGTTGAGCACTGATAAGGACTTTGTGATATTGATAAATCCAATCAGCGTATGTTGCGTTGGAAAAGAAATTGAAATTAGAGATAGGTCGTTCAGAAAATATACCAAAGAGTTCCCTGCAGAAGCCATTGCAGAAAAAGAGATGGAACGGATTGAAATGTTGATGGCGCTTGGTGGAAGAGTTTTGAGAATTGGAGAAAAAATATGAATCAGGTAACAATAATCGGAAGACTTGGTCGTGACCCGGAGATCAGAGCGGCTAATAACGGTAAAGTGAAAGCAAATATCACAGTAGCGGTTAATAGACGCATAGTCACCAATGAGGGAGAAGTAAAAGAATTTACCGACTGGATAAATGTGGTCGCATGGGGGAATATTGCAGAAGATATAGGCAACTCTTTAACCAAAGGGGCAAGAGTTGTAGTTATCGGGCGTTATGCTACAAGATCATACGAGTCAAACGGGAGCAAACGATACATAACGGAAGTTATTGCGTCAGTAGTAGCTAAAACGCTTGGAGATACAAAGGGCGATTTTAACCAATTTGGAACATCTCAGCCTGATTCCAATATTCCATTCTAAGAGGTTGCGACACCATGAATAACATAAAATACTATGCAGTCAAAGAACAATGTGATTGCTTGAAAAGAGGCATTGAAAAACTTTTATTTGAAATGTTTGACAGAGGCGTCTTGAAAGATTATGAAAACACTTTGCAAAAGATGAAAAGGGCAAGAAATAAACTTGAAAACCTTATTGACAGTGAAAGGGATGGTGAATGATGAAAAGCTATCTTGATTTCCTGAAAAACAAGGTTATAAAAGCCCCTGTTTCAGGTATTAATGTATCGGTGAATGAAATAAGCTCCGTACTTAAACCACATCAGAGAGATGCTGTCATATGGGCATTAAAAGGTGGGCGCAGGGCATTATTCGAAGCATTCGGACTAGGGAAAAGTATTCAACAGCTGGAATGGTGCCGTGTACTTACAGAAAGAATAGGTGGTAAAGCGCTAATAGTCTGTCCATTAGGTGTCAAACAAGAATTTACTGAAGATGCAGTTAATCTGCTCCATATCCCTGCGCCAACATATGTCAGAAACATGGCAGAAGTGAACGCTACAGAAAACAAGATAGTAATAACCAACTATGAACGTGTTAGAGATGGGGATATAGATCCACATCAATTTACAGCATGTTCATTAGATGAAGCATCAGTTCTGAGGAGTTTTGGAAGTAAAACGTATCAAACATTTCTCCCGAAATTCGCAGGCGTAAAATATAAGCTCGTTGCTACAGCTACACCTGCGCCAAATAGATATAAAGAACTTATTCACTATGGCGGATATCTGGAAGTGATGGATACGGGGCAGGCATTGACACGCTTTTTTCAGCGGGACAGTACAAAGGCTAACAACTTAACCTTGTACCCACACAAAGAAAAAGAATTTTGGCTGTGGCTTTCTACATGGGCGTTATTTATTCAAAGACCATCAGATCTTGGATATAGCGATGACGGATATGCCCTTCCGCCGATACAGGTTAATTATCATATGCTATCAGCTAATTTACCTGATAATCAAATAGACCGCGATGGACAACAAAAATTAATTAAAGATTGTGCGGTTGGATTAGCGGATGCTGCAAGAGAAAAACGGGAAAGTATCAATGTACGGCTTAAAGAAGCAAAGAAAATTATTGATAAATCTCCCGCTGACCATTTTATTTTGTGGCATGATTTGGAAGCAGAACGCTATGAGATACATAAAGAAATTCCAGAAGCTAAATTCATCTTTGGGCAGCAGGATTTAGAAGAGCGAGAGAAAAATACAATCGGATTTTCACGCGGAGATTTCCGCATCCTTGCCACGAAAAAAGAGCTTTCCGGGAGCGGATGTAACTTCCAAAAACATTGCCACAGGCAAATATTTATGGGCATTGATTATGAATTTAATGACTTTATTCAAGCCATACATAGATGTTACCGATTTCTACAAACAGAACAAGTTATCATAGACATAATTTACATGGAAACAGAACAGCAGATATTAGAAGTCTTGAAAAAGAAATGGGAGCAATATAACAAGCTCACAACAAATATGGAAGAAATCATTAAGAAATATGGTCTTTCACGAAATGACGCCATTAAAGAAATGCAAAGGAGTATCGGAGTGGATGAGATTGTAACAAAAGGTACTAATTATACAGCTATCCATGGAGATTGTGTAGAAGAAACAGAGAAGATGCCAGATAACTCGGTAGATATGATTTTGACATCAATTCCATTTGGCAATCACTATGAATACTGCACGAGCTACAACGATTTTGGACACAACGAAGACACTGATAAATTCTTTGAACAGATGGATTATTTAACACCTAATCTGCTTAGGATATTACGGCCGGGGCGGGTTTATGCCTGCCATGTAAAAGACAGAATATTGTTTGGGAATGCAACAGGAACCGGAATGCCAACAGTTGAACCATTCCATGCGGCAACAATTATGCATTGTATGAAACACGGCTTCCAATTCTTCGGCATGATAACCGTCATAACCGACGTGGTTCGGGAGAACAATCAGACATACCGTCTTGGATGGACGGAGCAGTGCAAGGACGGAACAAAAATGGGAGTAGGCTGCCCGGAATACATCCTTCTTTTCAGAAAGCTCCCTACTGATACATCAAATGCTTATGCTGATACCCCTGTCACTAAAAGTAAAGAAGAATATACCCGCGGACAATGGCAGCTGGACGCCCATGCATTTTGGAGGAGCAGCGGGAACAGGCAATTATCCGTGGACGATTTAAAAGACATGCCCATGTCAGATATACGGAAACTGTATAACAAATACAGCAAAGAAACAGTTTATAACTTTGACAAGCATGTAAAACTGGCAAATGCAATGGACGATAAGAATAAATTACCTGCTACATTTATGTGCATAGATCCCGCGAGCTGGTCTCCTGACGTATGGGATGATGTAAACCGGATGAGAACGCTCAATACAGAACAATCAAGAAGACGAAAACAGATGCATCTTTGCCCTTTACAGTTTGATATAGTAGACCGTTTGATAAATCGGTACACAAATGAAGGTGAAACTGTACTTGACCCATTCGGTGGGCTAATGACTGTACCTCTTGAGGCTATAAAAGCAGGACGGAAAGGGATAGGAATAGAACTCAATCCGGAATACTACCATGATGGGTGCTGGTATCTGAAAAAAGAGGAATTAAATCAAGAAACTCCTGATTTATTTGAATTAGCAGGGATTTAATCTAAATTGTATATGAGGCGATAGCGATTAAGTTAGTAAGCACAAGAAGTAGGAGAGAAACGATGTGCAGAAAATGAAAGATGTTGTTACGGTAAACAACCGGAACTATATCATTATGACAATAGCAGTACCGAATGGATTACGTGACAGTATATTAGATTTATTCCATACAGTTATTCTTGAGGCAGATAAGAATGGGAATGCCATTTCATTTTATTATCTGTATAAACAAGAATATATGACAGAAAAAGCGGCAGTAGCAGGTCATGCCATGGTGGTGAATAAAGTAAAGGCAGGTAATCTGCCATGATGAAACTGGAGTGTGACCAGAGATTGCCAACATTGAATGAATATATCAAAGCCGTAAATGGAAGCCGTTGGGCAGGCGCATCCTTGAAAAGAAAGTATACAGAAGAATTGGCGTGGGAATTTAAAAAGCAGGCCGCCGGAAAAGTATTTAAATCTCATGTAACCATCTTTATTGATTTCTACGAAAGTAATAATCGTCGAGATGATGACGGTGTTATGCATGGCATGAAATATATTTTAGACGGGTTGCAAGAAGCTGGGATTATAAAAAATGACAGTCCTAAATATTGCCATGTGTTACCGGAAGTCTTGCGGTCACAAAAAAAGGATGGTAATGGAAAGATCGTAGACTATATTGAAATCTCGATATATGAAAGTGTGGCAGTACGATGACTATCCGAGAATTCTTTAAAAGTGTAATAGGAAAAGGATTATTAGTTATAGCATTGAATAAATCCCGTCAAACACTTCTAATGGATACTGCTTCCGCTAGGGGGATAAGATACGATAAACCAAAGGTAGATAACAGTACAAAGAGGGATCTGTCTGATGTGCTAATGGAAATTTGCGCAAAAGGAGAAAGCATAGATAAGCAGTTTTTATTACAACTACAACGGCTTAGCGATATGCGTATGATTGCCATGAATCTTATTAATATAGTTATCGATGATGAAAAGAAAACCATATTGCAATACCGATATATACAATGTATGGATTGGGATGCAATTGCGAAAGCGTTCCCGTATTCAAAGAGACATGTGATTAGATTACATAATGAAGCACTTACAGAAATGGAAGAAAAAACAGGAGAAATAAAAGATGTCACACAATGTCACTCTAAAAGGTGTTAAAATGGTAATGTGAGAAATTAGGGAAAGTCGAAATGAGGGCGTGATGTAACGATAGCATAAATGTCATTAAAGACATTCTGTATAGGTGAAATTCCTATCGCCCTTTCCAGTAATCAGCAGCCATGGGAAACCGTGGCTTTTACTTTGTGATAAATCAGGTGAGAGAATGTATATAATAAGAGTTTGGAGAGTGATTAAATGCCAAGGAAAGGTGAATATGAAAAGTGGATAAAAGGTGAGGGGCTAAAAAAGATAATAGAATGGGTGAAGTCCGGACTTGATGACAAACAGATAGCAGAAGATAAAATACACATACATAAGTCCACATTATATGATTGGTTTAATAGATTCCCCGAATTTGCCGACACTTACAAAAAAGCCAAGGAAATACCGGAAGCAGCTGTAGAAAATGCACTTTATAATACAGCGATAGGACGAACTTATTATGAAGAAGTCCGGATAATAAAAAATAAGAATGGAGAGACGATACGAACCATACATACGAAAAGGAAAGTGCCACCTAATCCAACGGCGGCCATGTGTTGGTTAAAACATAAAAATCCTGCTAAATGGGGGGATTGGTGATGGCAGAAGCATGGGCGGCAAAGTTTTATAACTCTAAAGAGTGGCGGCAGTTAAGGCAGGCACTCATTATTCAACGTGGAGCGATATGCCAGCAGTGTGGTAGAAATATGACGTTCAATCAATCCGAATTGATAGGGCATCATAAAACAGCACTTACGCCGGGAAATATAAATGATCCGTTGGTTTCTTTGAACCCTGAAAATGTAGATTTGATTTGCTTTGATTGTCATAACAAAGAACATGGGAGATATGGCTACACAAAAGAACGCCATATCTTTTTAGTTTACGGAGCGCCGTGTTCAGGTAAGTCTACACTGATAAAGCAAATGGCGGTACGTGGTGACATTATAGTAAATATGGATTTGTTATATAAAGCCATTAGTGGATTAGAACTGTATGATAAGCCAGATAATATTAAGCAGAATGTATTAAGGGTACATGACCTCTTAATAGATCATGTAGCACAAAGATATGGTAAATGGAACAATGCATATATAGAAGGGGGATATCCATTAAAAGCGGTTAGGGAGCATATCATTAACCGAACAGGAGCTGAACCTATATATTGCCGGTCAACCATAGATGAATGTATGGGCATGGCAGATAGTAGAGGCATATTTGCAGATGAATGGAAAGGATATATCAAGAAATGGTATGCCATGTATCAGGAATAACCCCCCGGCATGTGAAAAATAGGTGCCCAAAGCTATACCGCGTGGGATACCCTTTTTTGAGATAAACCGAGATTTTGACTTTTTAGGAGTTATTAAAAAATAGCTATTGAAAGGGATTGATAATGGACGAGATACAAAAAGAATATAAAAGAATCAAGGCCATATTTAAAGAGACAGATGAAAAGCAATTATCGCTACTTGATGGGCTCATTCTTGAAGCCGCACGTACAAGAGTAGATTTGAATAACTTACAGTCTGTGGCTAAAAAGACAGGCTTGTTGAAAATAAACCCATCAAGCCCGTTTATGCAAAAAGAACTTGCAGTATCCAGAGTATTACCTAAAGTAAGAGCGTCATATACTAATATGATGTTCAAGTTGGCAAAAGCCCTAAGCAATGACATTGATGAAGATGACCTTGGATTAGATGAATATGAATAAATGTTGGATTGAGCAATATCATGACGATATAGAGTCAGGAAAAATCATAACAGGAACGTATGTTCGCGTTGTGATTGATAAGCTAATGGATGAATTGCATGATGATGATATAAAGAAAGATTTTTCTGATTCGAATAAAAGAATTCATTTCATAGAAAACGAATGCCGCCATGCACAAGCACCGTTTGCGGGTAAACCATTTGAATTAATGCTGTGGCAAAAAGCTATTATTGAAGCGTTTTATTGTTTCAAGATTTGGGATGATGAGCTTCAACGGTATGTTCGTAAATATCAGAAATTACTTTTGAAGATCTCAAGAAAAAACGGAAAATCACCATATATATCAGCATGGACATTAGCAGAATGGTTCTGTGGCGAAATTGGAACTAATGTATTGTATGGCTCAAATGACTATGACCAAGCAGGAATATTATTTGACGCTGCTAATGCGATGCGGGAAGAATCACCTAAAATGTCAAAATGTACTCATAAGAATTTACAGGGGATATTTTGGGGAAACAAGAAACGAAAACATGCAAGGGGAAAGTTTAGCCAGCAAAATAAGGGAAATATTAAAAAGCTATCTGCGCGAACAGGTGCAAAAGAAGGGAAAAACATAAAAGTTGGTGCAGTAGATGAAGTCCACGAAATGCAAGATAATTCATTGGTTATGCCGATTAGACAGGCGTTGTCAACACAAGATGAACCTATTTATATTGAGATTACATCAGAAGGATTTACTGATGGGGGCTACCTTGATAAAGAAACGGATGAAGCAAGAAAAGTGTTGCTTGGAGAATCAGAAGATGAGCGATGGCTTATATTTATGTATGAGCAAGATAGTGAAGAGGAAATATGGCAAAATGAGAATTCATGGTACAAAAGTAATCCTGGGTTGGGCGTTATAAAAAAATGGTCATTCTTACGATCTATGGTTGAAGAAGCTAAGACTAATGCCAGTACAAAAGCATTTGTTATGGCTAAAGATTTCAATATTAAACAGAATTCATCTGCTGCATGGCTTGATATGGCCACGATTAACAACACTGATACATTCAATATTGAAGATTTAAAAGGACAATACTATGTTGGGAGTCTTGATTTTGCAGAAACTACAGATCTGTGCAATGCAAAAGCAATGTTTATAGATCCTGTTACGCAAAACAAAAGGACATTAACAATGTATTTTATCCCTGAGATTAAAGCTGATGCCTTAATAGATGGAAATAATCTCAATCCTGAAAAGAAGAACTATAAAGATTGGGCAGCACAAGGGTTTGTCACAATATGTCCCGGAAGTGAAGTAGATGCGGTTATGGTTGCCAAATGGTTTGAGTCGTTGTATGAAATTTACAATATGAAACCATTTCGTATTGGCTATGATAATTGGCATTCACAAGATTTTAAAAAAGAAATAGGTGCGTATTTTGGAGAAGATGTTTTGTATAGGGTGCCCATGGATTTTAAGACTTTATCAAATCCTATGAGCATTCTTGAGAGTGACCTTCGGCGAAAGGTTATAAATTACAACAATAATCCCATTGATCGATGGTGTCTATCCAATACTGCTATAAAATTAGATACCATTGGCAGGATGATGCCGGTAAAAAAATATGGTGAATCAAAGAACCGTATAGATGGAGCGCTTGGATTTATCATTTCTTATGCGGCATTTTCAGAAAACAAA